ATTTAGTTTAATTACTATTAGTTCTTTTTTATAAAGTAACTTTTGTTTTGTGTTACCATCCTGTCATATATAATGAATACATAATTGTTTTTCCTTAATATTATAAATATTGATATTAAAAGACAGATGAACGGTTTATATAGGAGTTACTGCAAATATTTAAGAATATTTATAATTGTTTAGAAGCTCACAAATCGTAAAATGCAGTCTAATTTGTAAACTATTGTGTTTTATCTAAAATTTCTAAAAAATTATTGCTCAAATTTTTTGAGGCTTTGAGACAGACTCCAAATACTATCATTTATATATTTTGAAATTTTAAAATAGATTCTTTATAACACCAACTTGCTTAAAAAATTTTATCTAAAATTATCTGATAATACTAACAAAATATAAAAATTTATATAAATGTTACTCAAAGACTATTACAACAAAGTATCCAACCCGACAGTTTATACTGAATTAATGTGAATTCTGTAAAAGAAAATATGGGCAAATCTGGTTTTGCCGGACCGCGCTTTCAGCTTCAGTCAATAAATTGTATGAAAGAAACATTATACAATAATTTCGTCTTTAGTTTCAATTTATTATAGAACGCGCCCCATAGAAAGCATTCTGCTGAGTTCCCTAAGCCTCAATCGCTTTCTCATTGGATCATATCAAATCTACATAAAACGACTCTTTATGACAAACAGTCAGGGACTTAATTTTATAGAAATGAGTAGTTTTGAATTATTTGTATGAATTCTTAACTTAGAATAGATATGATTGAATCTCCGCATCTTTAAAACATCATAATTTATTAATAATCTAAAACAAAAAACGACTCTTAGAACTCGAAAGTATCAAAATTCTTCTTTGATCAAAGCTAAATAAAAATATATATTTACTGGAATGATCCAATCTATCAAGTTCAAAGAGCCATTCACAAGACACAAATCGGAAAAAGATTCTCGTTTAATCCGAAATACCATCCCTTACAACAAATATAAGTTTCTATATAATTCTCAACTCAAGTTCCATTCTATAGACAAATCCAAAAATTCTTGTGGAGCTAAATGTCGAATTTTTTCTTCCATTTCCCATTTTTTAGTATATAAAATTCTGCCTGCGTTAAAAAGATCTAACTCGATTAAATCCAATAATTCCGATAATTCTTCTACACTCAAAGAATGAAATTGGTCATTTGCATCTCTCCATTCCGGGATGGAGATAATCCGTTGTTTGTTATAAAGAGTTAATGTTTTTTGAATATTCTCTAAATAAGTTTTACCGGAATCCCAAAGTGTATTACGATAAACAACCTTACTTCTATAAGAGTCAAGTTTGGAATAAAAGGTCTGGCTATTTTTCTCTAACAAAGATTCTTTTTTGCGTTCTTGATCGATCATCCAACCGGAATCCGTATATTTTTGATACTCCACCAGATTTCCGGCAGAGTCCTTGAAAGGTTCTATCTCCGTTTCTATTTCCGAATCTATTTTATCTTCCCAGCTCTGTAGGATTCTCTCCTCTCCCGAAATTTTGTTGTACACTTTTTGCAGCGTAAAATCTTGCGCCACTCCGTCTTTAATTTCCGCAACAAACGTTTCTCTAATTTCTGGATTGTAGTGAAGAGAATATACGATTTCGTGTTGATTAGGTTTAAAGTTCCCCCAGGCTTTTTCTCCAACTAATCGATTTGGGTCTGTGTTGATCCAAATTACTTGTTTATTCAATTTTTCTAATATATAATTCATTATGCTACCCTCACTTTGTATTTTACCGCTATATATGCAGGAGTATTCTCATCACCAGCCCTTGGGGTCCCATTAGAACCGTCAGAGATTACTGAACGAATAGAGTAACCAGGTGATGCGCCATTTGCACTCGCAGAAGATGGTGTGTTTGGTCCCGCACCGCTCGAATAGGCAGTCGTGCCGCCAACCGTATTATTATTACTATTCAGCCATAGTTCATGGACATGCCTAAATAATTGATCTTGTCCCGCATATCCAACCGCACCTCCGTCGTAATTTCCACCAGCGGCTTTTGATCGCGACCCGTGGACGCCCGCGCCTCGTGCAAAGATCCCACGTCGATCTGGAATGTTATACGTAGTAGACCCATCTCCAAAACCATATTCTACATTTATAATCATCTCCCCCGTTTGAGAAGAGGTTAGATCTAAAATAGAACCAGTAGCGGTAGAAGAAATTTGAAAGTCATTTGTAGTCGGGTTGCGTACATAATAATTAACTAATGCACTAACTCCTCCCCCTGTAAAAGAAAACTTTACCAATTGACCCTCTATACATCCATGATTTGTACAACTGATCCGATCCGTTGTGGGAACGATTCCGGTAATTACTCGATGTACCGAATTCCATAAAGTAACAAATGTGTTTCTCGAAATTGCCTGAGCGTTCGCGTCCTTAAAGTTAATAGAAGGAGCCAGGTTCAGACCGTCTTCGATAATACTTCCGATCGGAATCAAGAAATTTGCCAAATTTATGTCAGTCGAGTCGATCCGATCTTTTAAATATTGAAAATTTTCATATTGGCGATCAAATTCGTCGTCGATTAGATCCCCATCCGCAGGAGTATTTTTGCTCCAAGTTCTTGTTTTTACTGGATTGAATACCGCCATAATCACTCCTTTAACTCTTGTTCTAATATAATAAACTTCTCATATACTTTGAAAGGCTGGTCTACGTATTTTTTTAAACGATCACGAACCGGTTTTAAATCCTCTTCTCTCGTAAACTCGGCATCCAGTCCAGACCCGTTTTTTTTATATCCCTTTCGATGGCAGTATTCTAAAAGACTTTCATGTGTTTTAAACAGTGCAACCGGAAGTAATTCAATTCTAAATTTTCCAGTTCCGGCAAATTCTACGTTAGTTTCTCTTGCAAGTATTTGAATCACTGAAATTCCTCCTTAATTACAAAATCGTAAATTATAATATGATCCTTCTCTTTAGAAGGAAAAGTCCTAAGATATAGTAGTTCCCCATCCTCGTCAAAAAGTCCTATCTCATTAATTCCATAACCCATCATCTCCCCTTGTTTGACAGTCGTTTGAAAATAACGATTGCCATCCAGATCAGATTTAATTTCGACTAACTTACGAAAAACCTCGTTCTGCAAACCAGTATCTCCGATACCGGGAGTTTTCGGAAACCCTTCAGATAATCCTCCAATTCCAAAAGCAATCTCATAAGGTCGAATCTTAACCTTTTCTCCAGACAAAAGAGTGAACCCGTTTAAGGACCAACTCCCATCTAAATATGGGGCACGAATGGACTCTCCATACAATCTTCCACCTAACGTAGATATTTCGAAACGGTATCGAATGATCGCCTTTACACCTCCGGGACAAATTTGTGCAATCGCTTGGTTAAATTCCGGAACTACAGGAAGCTCATCAACCAAACCGGTAAAAATTACTTCAATTGTAGCGGGTCTTTTTGTATTTCCAGAAAGTGGATATTCCCCGTTGAGAGTATATGTAGCATCCAAGAGCATCGGAATACCTCCGTAACAAAGCTCTTTGATTTCGTATAACGTTCCTATTCCAGCAAGTATCTGAGATCCGATTTCGTTCATCGAAAAAATATCACCTTTCGATTTACGTTTTTGACGTGCGATCGAAAGAAAGATCTTATAACGAAAATCGTCCATTCCGTTCCGGGACTGTTTTAAATTCTTACCGATCAAATCTAAAACGGTTCCATTTTGAATCCTATAATCCGTAATTCCGGAAATCGATTCCAATACGGAACGGACTTCGTTTAACAATTCAAGTTCAACTTCCCACTTTTTCGCAATCGTTGAATCTGGATCTCTTGTAAAGATCGAAGAAGGATATTTTTCTAATACTTCGTTTAAGTGGGTCATATAAAATTTACCTGAATATTAGCAGTGATCAACTTAGCACGTTGTCTGCTATTGATCGGCAGTACGTCTTGTATAGCCGGAGAAGTTTGACCTACCTTTACGGTCATGGATTTAATTCCTAATACCTTTACAGAATCGAATTCCTGAAGTGCACTTTGGGCTGCGATCAATTTCCATGCAAACACATCCGCACCAGTTCCTTCTCCTTTATAGTAAGTGGAAGTAGAAGCAATCGTGTCCACTCCTCCTATCACTTTGATACAATTCGTTTTTATAACTGATTCAGAACCCTGCATCCAAAGATTTAAATCTCTTACAACATCAATTTTTACATAAACAAGAACGTCTGTTGGTCTATTGAAATAGTACGTTCTAGGAACACCTTTATTGTCAAAAACCGTAGTAAATTCCAAACCGTAAGATTCGATTCCTCCCGGCCAGTTTCTTAAAAAAACTTCTCCAATTTCTTCAGAAGAACCTCCTTCTATTACAGCTTCCATAGAATGTGGTGGTCTTCCGTCCACATCCGTAAAATCGGTGTTATTCTCATACACGATTGCATTGAGTACAGAGGGAATGTTGTTCAACACACCTTGAACGTTTGCAGCGGAAGAACCTCCGTTTACTCCTTCTTGAATAAAACGATTCAAATACTCAGAATCCGTTTCTATCGCACGCCCACCTCTGGACGGCTCTGGATTAGTAACTGAATCGATTCCGCTAATCGCTGTATTAATCGTAGTGATCGAATTGGCATTTACATTTCCATTTACTCCATAAGAAATTTCTAATGCTTGTGCGTTCACGTCAACGTGTCCGCCAGATAAAACTCCAGATTCGATGGTAATAAAAAGTAACCCGTTGCCAGTTTGACAAATGATTCCGGCCGGAACCACTGCATCGTCCACCCCTGAAAATCTAAGAACGACTATGGAACGTTTAGCCGGTTGACGTTCAGAACCGAGAGGATTCAAAACTCGATCTAAAGAAACACCGGAAGCGGTATGTGCAAAATTAGAATAAAATATTTTTTCCGCAAGCTGATGAATCTTATCTAGTTCATCTGCTAGAATCCTCATACGAATTCCGTCTTCACTGACGATAGAAAGATCTATATCCCCACCCAAGCGAGTTTTATAACCTTCCTCCAATTCTGATAAAATTTCTTCTCTACTTTTTCGGACAAAACCTTGTTCACTGACTCCTGACATCATAATTCTCCCGTAACGATTCCATACTTTGTAATTGCAGAAAATTGAATATATATTCCACGGCTCGAACTTTCTCTCTCTACCAATTCAATTTTTTCGATCGAAACGGTTTCAGGATCTTTTTGAATCGTCTTTTTAATTTCAGTCAAGATACGATCTCTAGAAACTTTTGTGGAAAATATGGCTTCCCAGTCCACTCCGCTTAACGGCTCGTAGACGGACTCTCCCAGAGACAAACGAATCGAATGCCGAATTCT